CAGTTTTGCAGTTATTAGCACTCAAGTTCAATCGCAGGAATTTGATATCGAAATTTACAACGGGTTGACTTTAGTGGAAACCCATACTGCTTTGTCTATGTTGGACACAGTTGACAACTATGTTGAGACCATACTTAACGATGAGAATTTAGGGTCTGAGTATTTGGTGGCTACTGACTTAGACGCCGATCCTCCTGGAATAGGGGCGGATGTTCCTGCTACGGATTCGGTTTCTGTAGCTTTGGCAAGCGGAACAGATGAGACTATAGGCCTTGTGGATGCTGATTGGATTGGAACCGAAACTGGAGGAACCGGTCTATATGGATGGGACCTTGTTAGAGAGTTTATGTCCTTTGCCACTCCAGGGAATAACAGTGCTGCAATGGTTCATGCTGCTTCTGCATATGCGTTTAATCGAATGTTCATGGAGTATGTTACTTATATTGACACTGCAATGACGGCGACTGACGCGGTTGCATATAGGGATAACGTTCTAGGATTAGATTCATCCTATGTATCTTTGTATGCAGGAGGAATGAAGGTCTTTGATCCGTTGGGTTCCGGTTCATCGCCTAGCAGATTGATTTCAGGAGTAGGCGGTCTTTTAGGATTGCGCGCTAGAGTGGATTCCATGCCAGATCCTACTGGTGGGCCTTGGCAATCTCCAGCTGGCGAAGGAGCTTATGGGACATTAAGATCCGCGTTGAATGTAGCAACTGATTATAATGATTCCGATGCTGGGATTTTAAACAGCGCTGGAATAAACGCAATTAGAAAGTTCGGTGTAACGTCTCCTGTATTGGTTTGGGGAAGTCGAACTTTGGATTCAACGGTTGCTGGCAGATTTCGTTATATCAATGTGAGACGGTTCTTTCAATACGTTGAAAAATCTGTCATCGATTCTACTCGATGGGGCGTGCACCGCAACAATGATTTTCGCTTGTGGAGTTCGTTGAAAGATCGGGTTGACGCTTGGTTGACTAACCTCATGACTAGAAGGGCTTTTCCGAGTGTGGAAAAAGCAACTGCTTTCTTTGTTAAAATGGGAATTGATGATGGAACGATGACTCAATCTGATGTTGACAATGGTCGATGCATTGGACAAATAGGATTAGCACCAAACAAACCAGCGGAATTTATCATCTTCCAATTTTCGCAATTGGATAGTGGATATGAGATAACTGAATAATCAGTTACCTTTAAGGGTGTAAGCCCGGTGGTGTAGGCCACAAGGAGAAAAACATGGCGGATCCATACAGGAATTTTAAGTTTGAAGTTGAAGCAGAAGGTTTTACTCGGGCAGGTTTTCAGAAAGTAACAGGACTAAAAAGAACCGTTGAACAAATTGACTATCGCGAGGGAGGGGAGAACGAAACTCCTCACAAGCTAACCGGTCAAACTATGTTTGAAGACATCACGCTGGAACGTGGTGTTACTGATGATCTTGACTTCATCAATTGGTGCAATGAGATTTTCAACGTTGACCAAGCCGAGGGTGCGCAAGGCACAGATGATTACAGAAGAACTATCATTGTATATCTGAAGGACAAGTCTGGTGCGCGTAAAGTGAAGTGGACTATTTTTAAGGCTTGGCCTAAAGAGATGGGTGATGGAGATCTTGACGCAGGCGCAAATGAGGTTTTGATTGAAAGTCTTGTTTTAGCAAACGAAGGGATTAAACGAGAGAAACTATAGCTAGTAAAATACAGCTAAGTTTTATTCAACTTTGACACAGCAGGAGAATTTAAGTGACCGAAAAAGTACCTACCATAAAAACCAATTCACAACTAGACGAAATTTCAGCTTCCTCCTCATGGGAGGGGGATGCTGGAAAATCTAAGCAAGAAGATTTTTCACCCAGCGACAGTATAGAATTGCCCATAGGAGTGATGAAGGACGGAGCTAATTACAGGCGTTTTATACTTGACGAGATGGGCGGTGTTGATGATCACTTAGTGGCCAAGAAATCGGAGAACAACGGTGCAAAGGCTATGTCGTTAGTGATTTGCAGAAGTGTTCAGGAGGTAGAAGGACTACTTGCCAGAAAACAAAATCCTGATGTTATGTTTGATCGTGAACTAGCCAGAAGCATGACACAACCTGATAGGGACTTTTTGGTCACCAGGATTTTCATGCTGTCTGGCAGGAACGATACCTATATGACAGGAGAATGTCCTAGGTGCGGAAGAGTGACAGAGAAGCCTGTTAGGTTGTCGGACTTAGAAGTGGTTAGATGGAGTGACGACAAGCCTAGAGAATTACCGTTTGAATTGGTGAGGGGAGTTGAGACTAGAGAAAAAGGAAAGTCTATATTTTACAAAAAAGGCATCCTTAGATTTCCTACGGGTAAAGAGCAAGAGTTGACTGGTAAGATGGACAACCCTGCTGAGATTTTTGATTCTCTTTTTACGGCTTGCGCTAGATTTGAAGGACTGGACTCCCTTGACACATCTATGGTTATGAGGATGAAGCGGATTGATCGTGACCTTATTACTGATTTGTTGAAATACGAACTTCCAGGAATACGACAATGGGAAGACTTCGATTGTTCGTGTGGATGTAACTTTGAAATCCATCTGGACTTGGCTTCTTTTTTCGTTGGACGGAGGAGGAGAAAGAAAGAATAATGGAAGGACTTTGGGGACATGTGCATCACTTAGCTACCCGATATGGATGGACAGAATCTGAAATCCTCCGTCTTCCAACAGAGCGCCGAAATTATTACGTTGATAAAATCAACGATGATATTCGAAGAGAAAACAAGGGGAAATAAATGGCTAGTGCTGCTGGTGGTCAAATGTTCCTTGGGATTCGACTTCAGATGGATGCTTCTGGTGTTGTAACAGGAGCATCCGTATCAGAACAATCACTTCGAAAAGTAGAGAACGCAGCTACCAGGACCCAGACAAATGTGTCAAAAGCGGCCGTGGATATGGGCAACGCAATGAAATCCTCTATGGGTCTTGGTGTTGCTGGAGCTGCTGCTATTGGTATCAGTTCGAAAATAGAATCCGGTTTCGTTAGACCGATGATTGATCAAGCGAAGAGCTTTCAATTTGAAATGTCTCAACTAGGTTTTGTCACCAAGGCAACACAGAAGGATCTGCAATCCCTTGAACAAGTAGCTATTCGAACAGGTTTGTTGACTCAGTTCTCACCACAAGAAGCGGCAAAGGCCATACGTTTATTGAAAGCCGCTGGTCTAGAGACCAAAGACGCGTTGAATGCTTTGCAGCCAGCGCTTGACGTTGCTACCGGATCTGGTGGTGCGCTGGGATTGGCTGAAGCCGCCACTAGTGCCGCTGTGGCTTTTTTAAAGTTCAAGCATACAGGCGAGACATCTACACAGATGATGGACACCTTTGCCAATGCTACAAGGGAATCCAATTTACAATTTCACGATCTCCCTATTGCGTTAAATTCTATGCGTTCAGCTCCTCAGCTTTTGAAGATGAGTTCCACTGAAGTTTGGACTTTAGTTGGTGCGTTAAGAAACGCTGGAATGACTGCGGCCGAATCGGGTCAATCGTTAAGTAGCTTTGCTAGAAATCTTGTCTCTAATGAGACCGTATTGAATAGGTATTTGATACGGCAAAAGATGACTATGGAGCAATTTGATAAACTCGATGCTTCTCAACTTACTAAAGGTCGCGGACTTATGCGGGTTCGTGCCTTGAAAGAGTTGGGGGTTTCGATGTTTGATCTAGCTGGAAAGGTTCGTCCAGCAAGAGACATCGTAACGGATTTAGTCACTCGATTGGAGGGGTTGAGCGGAGAGAGCGAAAGAAAATATTTAATGACGGTGTCTGCTGCTTTTAGTGACCAAGCTAAGAACATGTTGATTATGCTCAAGAGCCTTGAGAAGGGGACGAAAAAAGGAGCCGAGGCTTTCCAAGACATGTTTAAAGCTATCGGCGCTAATGCTGGAGCAGGAAGAGAAGCAGCAGCTGCTTTTGAAAACACTCAAGCAGGGTTAGAGCAATTCATAAAAGGCACAGAGGAGACTATAGCTATTATAATGGGCAAGACTTTATTACCCATTATGAAGAGTTTCCATGTAGTTCTTAGAAACATACTCAACGCGTTTTTAGAATTTGTAAACGCTAATCCTACCCTGGCCAAGGCGTTGAGCATTGTGATTGTCGGATTGATGTTTTTGACTAAGATTGCCGGGGTGTTGCTTTTAGGTTTGGCCGGGATGTTCTTTTGGAGCGCTGTCATTGGCCCTGCGTTGACGGCTGCGGGTGGATTCGCAGGCATAGCGGCCGCTGGATTTGGGATGTTACAAGCTGCTATATGGCCCGTATTGATTGCGATGGGAGCGATTGTTGTTGCTGTAGGTTTAGTGATAGGATCTGTTAAGCTTTGGAAAAAGATATGGGCTTCTGATTCGGGTTCTTTGTTGTTCAGTATTCGAGTAATTTTTGAACAGATACAAAGATTCTGGAAGGGTATATCTGAACTATGGGGGGCCAAGTCAGCCAAGGGTAACGAACGTGTCATCAATATGCTCAAAGAATTTGGACTTTGGGGATTGGTTACTAGGGTACTAGCTATTAAGCGCATTATTGTTTCCATCATCCGTGGTGTTTGGGATGGAATAAAAGATGTTGTAATTCCTATGGGCCAAGTTTTTTATTGGGTTGGAGTTCAGATATCCGGCCTTATAGATTGGTTTAGAAAGTTATTTGAAGAGGTTAAACCATCTCAAGAGATTTGGGGAATCAGCTTTGGATGGATGTATTTTGGAAGGGTTTTAGGATGGGTCGGCGGTGTTGTAATAGGGATCATAGTTGTCAAGGCTTTGATGCTGATGGTTGTACAGTTAAAGAGTGCCGTTGTTTGGATGGCTCGATTGGCGTTCAGAGTTTTTGTGCATCTTGCTTTGATGATTAAGTGGATAGCAGCTAACGCTTTCTTGACGGTTTCTCAACTTGCTTTAGCCGGTTCTGTTTGGGTTCTTTACGCCGCCTACGCCGCGCTTGCCGTTATGATTGCGGTGATTGCCGTTGTCATAGTTGCTTTGTGGATAAAGGTTATAAAGTGGGCGATAAAGGTAGGACCAACTATTCTTAAGCACATAGTTGGTTTTTACAAAGAAATGTGGAACGTATTTAGAGACGCAATTCTTTCTATCGCAAGCTTTGTTTCTGAAATTTATATGAATGTTGTTAACTTCTTTGAAGGCGTCATTGCTGGGATTGCTAATTTCTTGACATCGTTACCATCAAAAGCGGTATCAGCAGCAACCGGTTTTATATCGGCTTTCTTGGGTACTCTTAAGATGGGATGGGATGGAGTTAAAAGTTGGTTCACAGGTGCCATGCAATGGATACGAGACATTCTTCCTGGTTCCGATGCTAAGTTTGGACCGTTGTCCGACTTAACGGCCTCGGGTAGGGGTTTGATGAATGCCTTAGGAACAGGAGTTGAAAGTGGAACTCCCGAACTTAGAACTAAAGTTACTCATGCTGTGACGGGTATGAGTGAATCTGTTCAACGCGGAGGAACGGCAGTAGCTTCCGCGCCGTCCAAAGGGGGGCCAACTTCCATTATTATAGAGAAGATGGAATTTAATGTTGCCGGAGGTTCTCCGGAAGAGTTAGAGAGAATCGCGCGTGAGATAATGGCGCGAATTAGGACTGCTATCGATGATGATCAGGAGGTAGCCTTCGCATGAGTCAGATGACGGGAAGACCCTTAAACAAGGGGTGGTTTGCTAGGATCGAAGGTGGCGAAGTAGTTTCTTATTTTATATTTCAGTTTAATCCTACTGAAACAGAGAGAGAAAGAAATGTAACTTATACTTTCGAATCAGCACCAGGTTCTTCAGCGCCGACTGCTATTTTTCAAAGTATACTAGGGGACAAGATTACGATTGAGCTGTTTTTAGATGCTACGGCTCCTTACTACGAAGAGCAAAAAGGAATTACAGCAGCTTTAGCTGAGTTGGAAAGCTACACTCAGCCGAAAATAGAACTGTTTAGCGCTGACATAGGACAGGTTCCGTCTCCTCCAACAATTCGTTATGGAATGAATGAAGACTATTGGGACGTAGTAGTTCCCAGAATTAGGATCAGAACTTTGAGGTGGAATAGGGATTTGAATCCTACTAGGGCGAGAGTCGAAATTGAAATGCAAGCCGTATTCACTGATATTTCTGCGATTCAATCAAGACTGGATAAGCTTAAACGATATCGTGAGATGATTACCAGGAGCGAGATCTAATGACGATTTTTAGTAACTCAAGATATAGGAACATAGACACCCTTCAGATTGATTTAGTTGGTGGCGATTCGGTTGCTGTTTATGAATTACGACCGACGACAGTTTACCCAGAAGAGGGACTAAGAATTTATACTACGCGTGCTGGGGATACTTTTGAAAAGTTAGCCGATCTCTTATTTGGTGATGGAAACAAATGGTATGTATTAGCTGATTTGAATCCACAAATTTTTTGGCCTCTAGATTTGGTGGCGGGTGTTCAGATAGCGCTACCGACTAAGGTCTTTGCAGCGATGTCATAGGTTGATATATGAGTGCTAGAGAAGCAATTTGTACAATGTGGATTAACGGAAAAGGAGTTTCACCAGAATTAATAAGAAGAATATTGTCTCTTGAAATAACCTTTTCTCAGAAAAAAGCCTCATCAGGAAGTATTGTTTTTCGTGATACTGACTTTAGCATTTTTGATTCAAGGCTTTTCAGGAAGGGACAAGCCCTTCATTTTTTTATGGGCTGGTTAAACGAGGCTCTTCCAGCGGGTCCTTTTGTTGTCAAGTCTTATTCGATATCGGCTCCCTCTAATGGAAACCCTGTGTTGACTGTTAAGTTTCAAGACTTGTCCCACAAGATGAATGAGAAACAGAAACGAAGAAGACACACAGGAAAACCAACTGACATATTGAAAAAGATCGCTAAGGAACACGGGCTTGGTTACACCATTTCATCTGTTGAAGGATTAGAGTTTACGGATGATTTCCCTTTGATTCAAGCGTCGATTTCCGATGCTGCTTTACTACAAAGACTTGCTGATAGGTATGGATATGTTTGGGGAGTTGACGGAGGGAATTTGTATTTTCAACTACCTGCTGAGAAACAAAGCAGAAAAAAATTAAGTCCTCCTGTGTTGTCTTATAGGATCAATGATGCTTCTCTAATGTCGTTTTCTCCTGAAATGAAATATTCGAGTGGAGGAAAACGAAAGGGAGCTGCTCACAAACTGTCAAATATTGATTTTCTAAACGATGGAAAGTTGACTGACGGTCTCGCTAATGCTTTAGGAATAACCGAGGATGAACGAAAAAGATTGTACGATGAAAATCCTCATGATGTAAAAGAAGCCGTATTGATAGAGGAATCTATCGCCAAGGGAATCAAATCCAGTCTTGGTGAAGGAGCTACCTCGTTTTATCATGAGGCAGTTGATTCGGCAGAACGGTTAATAAGTTGGTTAGCAGATACTGGCTATGTGACTAACGCTGAAGCCGCTGCTGCTAATAAAAACGTTAATAGAGGATCCAAGTTAGTTCGACCCATAGACGGAACCACTGAAGTTGAGTACACAGATGATCTTGAAGAATTGGAACAAGGATGCGTTAGTGGAGCTTGTACACCTTTTGACACAGCTGAAGCAGAAAGAAGAACTCTCGGAAATAAATATAGAGCCTCTGAAATAATAACCGGAGAGGCTATACCTTCTATTGGATCTATGTTGTATGCACCTGGTTCAAAGGTAACATTATTAGGACTTGGAGTGTTTTTATCGGGCGAGTATTTGATCAAGGAAGTGCGCCAATCCTTTTCATCACAAGCGGCAACTTTTTCAACCAATTTGATTGTGTATAGGTCCAAGTTTTTACCGGGTTCTAAAGCGAAGTCGTCCGCTTTAGAAGTAGAACAGAAGGTTCAAAACGGACTTATGCCACCGCAACAATACGGAGGTTCTTCTGATTTAAGTGCTCGCGGAGGAGGCGGACCAATTAGAGAAATTGAAAAGGCTATTGATTCTTATCAAGAGGGTGGAAGTTTTTCGTCTAATTTGGTGGATTGGGAAGAAGAGATATGAGCGGCTTTGTAGGAATGGATGAATTCAAGCGAAGGTATTCAGGAAGATATTTCGGAAAATACCGAGCTGTTGTCACTAGTATCTCAGATCCAAGAGAAGCTGGAAGGATTATGTTTAAGGCTCCCGTTATACTTGGAATAGATGAGGAATTAGGGTGGGCTTTACCTTCTCCTGCTTCTGGTGGAGGTGTTAATAAAGGTGATTTTAACGCTCCCGAAATAAATGATTTTGTGTGGATTGAATTTGAAGAGGGTGACCCAGCACAGCCTATATGGAGCCCTGGACCTTGGGGAATTAGAGATGGCGTCAATATGCTACCGAAGCATTCAAGGGCTGTTGGGGACGATACTGATTACGTATGCAGGGGATTTGGAACAACTCCGCCATCTCAATTCGAGGGTTCTTATGGTAACGTTAGATTTTTGCAAAACAGGGATGGTGGTAGCTTTGTAGAATTTGATGACACACCAGGGTCTGAACGTCTTCAGATGGGCCATCGATCTGGAACTAGGATCGAAATGACGTCTGATGGCGGTCTCCAGGAGGTGGTTATTGCTGGCGCTAGCAAGAGGGTAAACGGAAACAGAACCCTTGAAGTAGCTGGTGGTGAGACTAAAATAATTTCTGGCCCAAGTTCTTTTGATGCGCAGAAGGAAAGAACTGAAAATTACGGGGCGGACTTAACACAGACTTTCGGGAATGTATCACAAACAGGTAGTGCTCACACAAGTGTATGGTCTGGAAATGTGGAACAGACCATAGGTGGTCAATGGATAACACAAGCAGCTTCTAATGGGGCTTTGATTTTTGGCGGACAACTTGCTTTTATGGTGCGCCAAAATCTTCAGATGACTGTGCTAGAGAATGCCGAGATATCGGTTTCTAATTCTTTAGGGTTACCAACTGATGATGCTGTCTTGATTCATGGATACAACGGATTAGTTACTCTAAAGGGTACCGACATAACCGGACTAGCGACAGAATCAAGTGTTGTTTTAGACGGAACACCGGGGATTCCATCTGCGGAAATTCAAGCTACTATAGGAGGTCAAGGCCCTGTCATTACTTTGGATGGAACACCAGCTGCTGGTGGTATCACTCTTGAGGCTTTTTCAGGAGCGGGTGCTATTTGGTTAGGACCTTTACCAGGCGTTAGCAATGTGCATCTAGGTGGTAAGGGGGCTACGGAGCCATTTATAAAGGGACTCTTGTGGACTACTTATAACACTTCATTGCTAACCGCATTGGGTGTTCATACTCATCCAACGGCGATGGGACCTAGTGGACCGTCGGTAGATTTTGCGGCTCAAATTGCTGGGTTAACTACACAAGCAACAAACGCTTTATCATTAATGATATTCGGAGTCTGATTTATGTCTATGTCTAAAGCAAAACTAGTGGATGCACTTTCTGACCTCGAACTTTATGGTGATGAATCAGGTGCAATAGCAGGATGGGCTGCTGCTTGGAAATCATTTTTTTCAAATGCTTTTGCAAAGTATACGCAAGATTTTCCGACGTATGTGGTCGATCAAACAACAGCTCTAAAAATCGGAGTCAATTCTATTTTAGGAGTAGTTGCGATTCCTGGATCTTGGATAAAAGTTGAATGCCTTTTGACAAGTGAATTTGAGATCTGTGAATCCAGCTATGACACGCAAAATTATATAGAAACCGTTAGTTTGTTGGGTCAAGTTACTCCAAGCACAACGGTAACCAATTATAGAGTTACTGATGCTGCTATTATGGGAACGGACTTAGATGTTCCTGAGGCCGCTATGGTTAGCGCCATGACTGGATTGTCTGATGAGAATGAAGCAGGAAATAAAATCCAAGCTGGAGTAGTTGCTTGGTGGGATGAACTTGAAAATAATCCAGAGGATTATTTTTTGGGTGCTACTGCCATAGTGGCGCCAGCTGGTCTTTTAGGATTGGCGGCTGCTTTAGATACCAGTTTTGCGGAAAATCTTGCTATTGACCCACCGATTACAAAGGAAGATGCGATTGACAATGTAGCTGATGATTTCATAGCTGCTAACACAGGCGGGACGGTTACTATTGATGCAGTAACGAAGTTGATTGAATAATGAGTGATGAACTAACCATAATAGGAAATCGATTGCTTGAAAGAATAAACACAGCTGAAACTAGAATGGACATACGAGAACGGTTAGCGATTCTTTCTGAAGGATTTTCTTACTTGTCAAAGGTATGTGTGCAAGAAACAGCAATACAAGCAAAGGCGCTTATGGTTATAATGAGAGATAGAGCGGAGAGGAAAAGGCGCAATGGCTGAGTGGCAAGAGTTTGATCCTACTAAAGTTATCCCTGATGACTTGCTTAGTGTAGCTAATGACGCGGCTAGTCTAGCCGGAATACTTGCACCTATTTTAGACGTTGCGGCTAATGTCGTTGACATAGCTTCTTTGTTTGTGAAGGGATATGATGACGCACAGAAATCAATCATAGAAGCTTTTCAGAATCTTCTTTTAAGTACGGTTCAGCAGTTGTTAGAAACAGGCGTTTATGTGCTTCCTTATATTCCCGCGTCTTGGAAATTAAACACTACTCCATCAGCTTGGCTGGGCTCTGTAGCAGGATCCTTGAGTGATACGTATGACTCCAACAGGCCTATTCTAGTCGACCCTTATGCGTATGTCGGGTGTGTAGTTGTGATGACAACCACGGCCAACTACCCAAGTTTATTCAGCAAGCTATTCAATCTTTTTGGAATGTTGATTCCCAGTGCCGATCAAGTAGCGGCTTGGCCTACCAGGGGAAATGTTTTTGAGGTTGTTGAAGGAGTAGGAAGAGACCCTAATTGGGCAAGAAAAAGAATCGCTGACATAGTTCCCGGTGTAGGTCAAATTGTAGATACTCTTTTGAATTTCTCCGGTGCTGTTTCTAGTGCTGCTGGAGCTTCTGATATTTATGGTTTGTTTGCTAATCAGTTAAGAAATAAAGCAACTCTTTTGCAGCAGATCAGTACTTTAATATCTGGTATCGTTTCGTCGATAGAAGATAGCATGGGTTTTTCGGATGCTTATTTATTGCCGATCATGGGGCAAGGGGATAAAGCTTGGTTGCAAAGTGAAATAGTTACTTCTACTGGTGGCCCGCGCAATGTAGCCAGCGCCAACTATTCTGCTGGGGTTACTTTTTTGACTACTGGAGGAACCACGGCACCAGCAGAGTTGCTATTAAGTTTGTTTGGTGCGCTATAGGAGAATGAATGACTGAATATCCAAACGGTATAAGATTCCCTTTTAGATTCTCCGCTGCTGGTGGTGTTGATATGTGTGGCGGAGGCGATAAGGTGATGTCTAATTTAAAGGCATTAGTTTTGAGCCCCGTTAAGGAAAGACTAATTAGAAAAGTCGGAACGATTGGATATCAGCAGGTTTTAAGATCATCGT